GAAGTTGTTGCTCCAAAAGATGGTTTCAATATTATTGCCACTGCAAATACAAAAGGTAAAGGTTCAGAAGATGGACGTTACTCAGGTGCAACTATCATTGACGATGCATTCTTAGAGCGTTTTACTATTACTCTTGAACAAACTTTCCCTACTATTGCTACTGAAGAAAAGATTGTTATGAAACATATGCAAAAGTTTGAAGCTATTGACGAAGAATTTTCTAAGCTACTTGTTGGTTGGGCAGATGCAATTCGTAAAACTTTTTATGACGAAGGTATTGACGAAGTTATTTCAACTCGTCGTTTATGCCACATCGTTCAAACTTTCTCTATCTTCGGTAAGAGAGAAAAAGCAATCGCTCTTTGTGTTAACAGATTTGATGATGATACTAAAGAAGCGTTCATCGATCTTTACGAGAAAGTTGATGCTACTATTAATAATCCTTCTGAAGAGCAACTTACTGAAGAAGAAGCTGATCTAAGAAAATCAATGATCTCTGATGAAGATAACTGGGAATCTAACGGGAATAACTCATGAATTTATCTGCTCAAGAATACTTAGCAAAGCTATTAGCTAAAGAGAACTTATCTGTTCAACACGGTAATTATTCTACAGCTAGTTTCGATGTTCTAAATCGTGTATTACGTTTGCCTTTATGGAAAGATAAAGGTAAAGATGTGTATGATCTTTTAGTTGGACATGAAGTTGGTCATGCACTATTTACTCCTGCTGATGGATGGCATGATTCTGAGAAGAAGATTGGCAACATTCCTAGATCTTATTTAAACATTGTTGAAGATATTCGTATTGAACGTATGATACAAGATTCATATCCTGGAATTGTTCGTCGCTTTAAAAATGGTTATAAAAAACTATTCGATGACAATATATTTGGCACTGACGATAGAGATATTAATGAAGCTGGTCTTATGGATCGTTTAAATGTTTCTTCGAAAGGTCGTGGATATGTTCCAGTTTCATTCTCAAACGAAGAAGCTCCACTGATCAAAGAAGCTATGAATGTTCAAACTTGGGACGATGTTGTTGATGTTTGTAGAAAGCTATTTGATTTCATTGAAGCTAATAAAGACGAAGATAAATCAGAAGAAATGGAAATAGGTAATCTTGGTGAAGAGTCTACTGGTGACGAAGAAACTTCTTCAATGTCTTCTGCTTCTGGTGATACTCCTTCTGATTCTGATGATGGTGACATGAATGATTCCTCTGATGGCAAAGATGCTACTCAAGAAGAAGCTGAAAGCACTGAAGAAATTATCGAAGGTCATGAAACTTGGACTGATGATGCTCAAAGAGAACGTGAGGCAGATCTGCTGGAAAAAAGTCCAGAGAGACCACACGAGCAAAGCGGTCAACCACAATATTCTTCTGGTTTATCAGAAGAGAATATGGAAAAAATTATATATTCATATGAGGAAGCTAAATCACGTAGAGATGAAAAACTTCAAGAAGATATCGATAAATTCGGTGATGAAGCACACGAAACTTTATACACTCCTTATAAGAATGAAGCTTGTAAAGCCGATTGGCAAGAGACTAAGATTACTTACAAGACTCAAGCAAATCTTATTGCGAAAGACTTCGAACGTAAGAAAGCTGCATTTGAATATTCACGTTCAAGAACTGCAAAATCTGGCAAACTTGATCCTTTAAAGTTACACCAATACAAAACTTCAGAAGACATTTTCTTGACTACTACACAGTTAGCTCAAGCTAAATCACATGGAATTATAATTTTCTTAGATATGTCTGGTTCAATGAATGAAATTATCGAAGACGTTACTGCTCAAGCAATTACTATTGCAATGTTTTGTCGTCAAGTTAATATTCCTTTCGAGGCATATTCATTTACTACTACTGCTTATTGGAGACAAGAAGGCAAAGGTATTCGTAAGATCAGTCCTAAGCCAAACGAAATGAATGCAGAAGGTGTTAAAATTGTTGAGTTGTTCTCTTCAAGAATGAATAAGAAAACTTTTGACGAAGCTGCTTATATTTCATTTGGTGTTGCTAAAGCTCATGCATACAATAGCAAATGTCAATATCATTTAAGTGGTCATGGTCTTCATGCTCTTGATCAGATGGGTTCAACTCCTCTTATTCAAACTGCAATTATTGCATCTAAAATTACAAAACGTTTTACACGTAAACATGCAATACAAAATACAAACCTTATGTTTTTGACTGATGGATATCCTGATGGAATCTCTATTGAAAGAGATGAGAAGCAAGATGTTAGAACTTCTCGCGAGATGATGATTAACTTCGAAGGTAAAATGATAAAGGCTCAAGGTGGCAAGAAAGTATACGAAGCAGTTCTTGTAAGACTTAAAGAATTGACTGGTGCCACTGTAATGGGTTTCCACCTCGCTTATGATGCATCTACTTTTGGTCAAGGCTTTGCAAATATCGTTGATCGTAGATCATTTCAAGATGTTATCAAAGCTTGGAGAAAAGATTCTTTCGGAGCTTGGAAAAATGTTAAAGGTTACGATGACTATTTCATTATTAAGATTAACAGATCTGCAAGATTTGATTCAGATGTGTTCGAGCCAAAGAAAGCTGATACGATCAATGATCTTAAACGTGAATTCAGAAAGTTTTCTAAGAATAAAAAAGGTAATAAGCAATTAGTTGCACGTATTACTGATGCGGTGGCTGCATAATGAGTTGCTTATCATTATTACTTGCAGCATCTATTCACGTTGGTTTAGAAGCAGAATATCAGAATGTTCATCCTCATGTACGTTGTGAGGTTGAGCATTCATTTTTTAATAGCACTATTGCTGGTGCATATTATAATAGTGAATCAAAAGTTAGTACCTATATTGGTCAAAGGTTTGGTAGAGTAGAAGTTGGATTAGTAACTGGTTATTCTTCTTATTCTTTATTGCCAATGGTAAGAGTCACATATAATAATTGGTATATTACTCCAGCCTATGAGACAGATAACTGGGGAGTTGTATTAGGTTACGAAATAAAATTATACTAAAGTATGTACTTTTGGCTTTTATGTGTTATAATATTACTATATTTGAGAAAGGATTTATATGAAATTTAATGAACAGAAAAACATCAATCAATTGCAAACTTATGTTGAGAGCACTTACTCTAAACATTATGCTGCTCCGAATGGTGTACAAAGTATGGATCTAATATCTGCCTCAGGGTTAGGTTTAGATTTTTGTCTTGGTAACGTATTAAAATATGCATCAAGATATGGTAAAAAGAATGGAGCAAATCGTGAAGATCTTATGAAGATCATGCACTACACTCTATTAGCAATTAATGAACACGACTTAAAGGAGTCCACTGATGAAACTTAGTAATGAAATAAAAGATGTATTGAACAATTATCAATCGATCAATAGCAATATTGCTCTTGGCGAAGAAGGTGGCTTTATTCGAACAATGTCTACTTCTAAAACTCTTATGTCGAAAGCTCATATAGCTTTTGATTCTCCATATCCATTTGGCATATATGACTTAAGTGAATTCTTAAGTTGTTTAAATATGTTTGATGATCCTACATTGTCATTTGACGAAGATAAGAAGTTTGTAAATATTACTGATGGTATCACATCATTCAAGTATTACTTCTCTGAGATCGACATCCTGACAGTCCCAACTAATGATATTAATCTACCGTGTGAAGATCTAAAGTTTACACTAACACACGATGAATTAATGCAATTACGTAAAGCTTCTTCTACTCTTAAAACAAGTAATCTAAGCATACGTAAAAATGATGGTGCTTTGTTTATTGAATGTTGCATTGTTGATAAGCAAAACCCTACATCAAATCAATTCACAATGAACGTTGCGAATTGCAGTATAAATACCGATGCTGAATTTGATTTTGTGTTTGACATAAACAATTTCAAATTTAAACTTGCTGACTCTTATGAGTTTGGTATTGATAAAAAGCAAGTAGCATTGATTAAGGCGGGTAACACAGATTACTGGGTTGCTCTTGATAAAACTACAACATTTAAGGAAATATAATGGCAAAGAAAGTAAAAGAAGATCTATCTGAGATCCCAGAAACTGTAGAACAAACTGGTACTGTACCTGAAAAAGCAGGCCTCAACCTAAGTGACATTCGTTCTTGCGTATCTATTATTGATATCGTAACTAAACGTGGTGCATTTGAAGGTGTTGAAATGTCTGATGTTGGTGCTGTACGTAATCGTTTAGAGAATTTTCTAAAAGCGGCAGACGAAGCTCAAGCAGCCAAAATCGCTGAAGACAATCCAGAAGAAACTGCAGCTGAGTAAGTATGTACTTTTAACTAAAGCATGGTATAATACTACCATGCTTATTATATTATGAGGTGTATGTGAAAGAATTTTTATTCGTAGAAAAGTATAGACCACAAACCATTGCAGAGTGTATTCTCCCTGCCGACTTAAAGGAAACATTCCAAAAGATAGTCGACAAGGGAGAAATACCTAATATGATGTTTACAGGCTCAGCTGGTGTAGGTAAGACCACTGTTGCTAGAGCATTATGCAATGAATTAGATATTGATTATATGTTGATCAATGGATCCGAAGATGGAAACATTGACACATTACGTGGTAAGATCAAGCAGTTTGCAAGTACAGTATCGTTAATGGGTGGACAGAAAGTTGTTATCCTTGACGAAGCTGATTATCTAAATCCACAATCTACACAACCTGCATTACGTGGGTTTATCGAAGAGTTCTCTTCTAATTGTAGATTTATTCTTACTTGTAATTTTAAGAATCGTATCATTGATCCTCTCCATTCGAGATGTTCTATATACGAATTCAACTTAGGGAACAAAGCAGTAATGGCACAGGCATTTATGTCTCGCCTTCAGTTTATCCTTGATTCTGAAAAAATCATATATGATGACGCAGTCATTGCAGAACTCATTATGAAATACATACCTGATTGGAGACGTGTCATTAACGAATGTCAAAGATATGGTATGAGTGGTCACATTGATACTGGAATACTTGTTACTCTATCAGAGACAAGTATCAAAGGATTAATGGAAGATCTTAAAACTAAAAACTTTAAGAAGATGCGTAAGTGGGTAACAGATAACATTGACGTAGAATCTGCAAAGTTGTTTAGAATGATTTATGATAATATGGTTACGTATATCGAGCCTTCGAGTGTACCTCAAGTTGTTCTTATACTTGCAGACTATTCTTATAAAGATAGTTTTGTAGCTGATCATGAATTGAATGTAGTTGCCTGTATGACAGAAATAATGTCATCAATTAAATTCAAATAGGAGACATATGATAGAACAACTAGCACAATACGCTTCAATAATTACAGCAGCAGGTTTAGTAATGGTAGTGTGGCAAATGGAGAAGGCAGCAAGTCTTCTTAAAATGATTAATAAATTCCTTATGGAGGCAGTAGAACACGATGACAAAATACAGTAACGTAACACCATACAGAGAAACTAATAATTTCTTTGCATCACCAACTCTTTACGAGAACATTAGAGACTTCTTACATGACGAGATCATTGAAGTTTGCTTTACCAAGAAAGACGGTACAGAACGTAAGATGTTGTGTACTCTTCAATCTAATATTATTGATCAGGAATACGAATCATATGATGACACTAAACCTCCAAAGATAATTAATAAAGAGGTTATGCGAGTTTATGATACTGAAGCAAAAGGATGGAGATCATTCTTGTTAGCTAATGTTAAATATCTAAAGACTAATCTAAATGATTACAGCAGTTAATGAATCCGTTTGAATTAATTAAAGCTATATCCAACTCTAAGAAGGATGTACTCGAGAATGAGAAAGACTACAATGCCTTTATGGTTAATCGTGGTCTTTCATACTTCCCTGATACTGTTATATACGCCAATGAAATGAATAAGTTCCACCACTTAGATAGCCGCCTGCAGTTTGATTTTCTTATAAATATAGTCAGGAAACGAAATCGTTTCTCTAAGTGGAACAAATCTAGTGAATCTGAAGATATC